GCTTACTTCGTCTCATATTCTTGACGATGTTGTTCATTCCCTTTAATTGCTCACCAACATCAAACGGTATATCCGCAGCGTCGTCCACTATCATGTTAACTGCTCGGTTTACTACCTCTAGTTGTTCGTAAGCGTTTCTGTAATTGGTAACAACTTCTCTTGTGCTAAGTGAACCGCCCTCTTCTCCAGCGATGTACGGCTGAGAAGGGTTAAGCTTCTCATATTCCTCGCTTGGTGAGGTTCGTCCAATTAGTCTGTCATACCATGCCATATTTGTCTCTCTGTATACCCACCCATCTTTCTTGTTTCTTAGCTGTTACTACTCGTGGGCGTTTGCCGTAGATGGAGTGAAGTTTCATATGATGTTCGTGACATAATGTAACAGCAGCTTCGTAAATTTCTTTGTTGTGTTCAGTTATAAACTGTTCTCTGATACCCATAATATCTTCTGCATCAGTTATTTTAATCTTATTCTTTCTCAGCCAAATCTCTAACAACTCTGTTAGACCGTGGAAATGATGAAAGTCGAGATTCTGCGTTGCGCCACAGATAAAACATTCCGTCCCTTTATTGTATTTCGACTTAGCCTTGTCCCGAACATATTTAACTAGATCTCGTTTTAGTTCCATAACTTATTCCATTCATTAAATTATACTATCTTTCGGGTATGTTGTCAAGAACTATTTTTGTGCGGTGGTAGTTAGAAGCTAGTGACACTTGTCTCGAACGAGTACAACGCATACCGTAATGCATCAGCCATATGTGATGCCATGTTGTGTTTTGGTTTCTCTTTCAATAAATTCGGATTGGGATCCCATTGGTATTGGTCAAGGGAGATTAGAGTCTCGTGACATCTTTGATCAACTATAAGTCTATCATTATCACAGATCGCTGCCACATGACCTATCCCGTCTAGAACAGATTTCTTTGCGTTAATAGTACTAATGTCATAGTTTTGTGCAAAGTCGAATCTTGTTTGCTGTGCAGCTGAGTCTATATAAATATAATCTATATTCCATTTATTGATAAGTTCTCTAATCTTTTCTGCGTGCTGTTCTGTTGTTCTTTCGGAATCCATATATTCATCTACCAAGTAGTATTTACCTGAGTCCCAATCATACGCGATTACACAGAAAGCTGTAGGATCTTTGTACCCTACGTCCATTCCTGCGAAGATATCCATACCCGTTAGATCTAGCTCTGCTAAATCTTGTTGACATTCTTCTCTTTTGAAACCCCATACTTGGCCTTCAAATACATTGAAGTCTGCCATATATTCCTGATTGAATTCACTTTCCGACATGGTTTTCCGTGCTTCATGTATATCTTCTTCAGAAATTCTTGGGTTCTCATGGTAGGTAGCTTTTACTGATGCCCACTCTGGAAACTCATCACTAAATCCTCTGTGCCAAAACTCCGCAAACCAATTATTCCTACCACGTGGTGTAGATATAAATATAGCTTTGGAGTTTTCTTTATCTAGTGTAGGTCGTAGTGCGACGTTGAAAGCGTCCCGGCCATCCACAAGGGCGGCTTCGTCGAAGATGATGAGGTCATAGGACCTACCAACGACTGAATCCACTTGATTAACCGAGCCCATACGTATCGTACTATGGTTCGAAAGTTCAATAACTTTATCTTTTGCATTATCTTTAATTACCTCTAGCTCAAAATGTTTTATGAGTGTTCTTTGAAGGTCGAATGAAATCTGCGAGAGTGAGTAGTTAGGCGACATTAACAGAACGTTAGCGCCTGGTACTAAAGTAACTAATTGACCAATTACATTAGCAATGTATGTTTTCCCTTGTCTACGTGAGACTGCGGCAGTAACAAAACGATACTTCGGATTGTTAATTGAGTTGATAATGGCTACTTGGGTACTATTAGGTTCTATCCCAAGTAATTCCATGTAGCCATGTATCGGTAGCTTAATGAATCGATTTTCGCTTTGAAAATCCATTAAGTTGTCTGAAAGTATGTCTTTTCTAGATATTTCTAACATTAGTGAATCGTCTCATTAGTGAAAAATGAATCGACTTCATCGAGGAGACCTTGCTCCTCAACAACATTATAGAGGTACATGAAGGCAAGAGCGACATTCTTCATGTCTTTCTCTTTCCTACTTAGATCTCTCTTAGTTGCAACTAAATCAATAGCTGCTGTAAAACTGGCTGCATTGAGAATACTCTCTTGTAGCCATAGAGTTCTCCCATTTACCTCTTTCATAATGTTACCTTCTAGTGTTAATTGGTACGCCCTTAACCGTTGCGGCTGAGGCGAATATTCTATCTTCCATATCCTTAGATACGTATTCAGCAGAACCTGCTTCTAAAGTAAACGAACCTTGCACGTCTGTTCCTGATGCACCATTCAAAATAGTGACGGTTGCTTCAGCACCTGCTAGATTAACTAATCTTACTTCTTTGGCGAGTTCGAAGTTACTTGAAGCACCTGCTGAGGTGCCACATGCTGCTTCTGCTCCTATAAATCTTACTGACATTTAATTTCTCCTAACGCTTCTTGCGTCCTTTCCCTTGTTTGTACTTTATGGCACGAAGTCTTTGCTTCGCTGCCTTCTTAGTTTTCGATAAACCGGGAGTATTGGTTATCTTCCAGCCTTTCTTTGTCTTCCTAATGGGCATTAGAATGATTTACTAACAAAGAATGCTGCTGAGTCAACGAACTCTCCATCTCTGGCTCCATCAAGAACTTCCATTCCTAGTGTCCAGTTTTTCATAGATTTTGATATTGTTAACTGTTGGTAGTCTGAATCATCATCGAACATGCCGTGTCTTAGTGATATATCGACAACTTTAATTAAAGGCATTTTAAGAGTTACCTCTTTGTATTGCTTTTCTTTGTCGTCCATATCTGTCCACATAGCTAGTTCGATCCAGTTATTTCCACCTTTTACAAACCACTCTTCAACGTGATCTATTGCTTTGTCGTCATATCTATATTGAATGACTCCGCCGTCAACATACCAAGTGTCGTTGAGGTTTAATCGGTATCCACCGTAAAGGTCATATTCCCAGTCTGCGTCCATCATATCAACTTGTGATACCCAAACGCCACCGTATGCTCCTTTATAGTCCAGATCCAAGTTCCCTTGAACTGCCATACTTCCCATAGTTTGACTTTCGCCTCTAAAGAAGTAGTCAGAATATACTCCAACATTTCCATTAACACCAGCAAATGATGGTAATGCAATTGTAGCGAGTAGTAGTGCGAGTACTTTTTTCATTATTTTCTCCCTATTACTGTCGAGAGCAAAGCCTCGCGGTCTTTTCCACGAGGTAGTGCTGTCAACTCTTTGGTTGTGAGAAGGCGGTGCAGCTTTTGACGCTGCTTAAATATGAGTATCGCGGTAGCCTTCTCAATAGCGAATATCATAGGTGGTAAAGATAATTTCTCTTCTAATTTCTTTTGTTCAGCTGTTTGCATAACAGCCTCCTTAAGTTAATCAAGTAGAGGATTTCTATCTTTAGCCTTTCCAATGTTTAAAGCAAAGCGGTCAATCCATTTGTAAGCTTTTGCCCATAACTTATCATCAACAGGTGTATCAGTCATCATTACAACGGCTGAGCATATTGTGATAATTATAGGTAAAACTTGGATTAAGCCCCATATGATTTTTATCAATTCAAACATTCTCTATCTCCCAGAAGGCGCGAACCTTCTCTTAGCCTCGTGATTCTGAACCTAAGCCTACAGGTCTAGCCATTCCGCCAGTCCCCCAAACTTCAGTACTTGAGGCATACATTTTGTGGAACTCTCTACGTTTCCACAAGATCATTACTTCACCAGGTTGTAATCGGATTGAACCCATTTCAACTGCTGGATCGGCACTAGTAACTGTAGTTACAGTTTGTACTGAATTAGACTCATTTACAAGTCTAACGTAAGTACTTCTGTCTCCACAAGTAATAGCTGTCTCTTTGGTTGTGGGAAGGGCTGTTGCCATTCTTCCCGGTGCAAATGCTAATCCCATTTGTTTTCTCCTACCATTTTACCTTGTTCGCCCAATAAGCGGCGGACATTTTTCCTTTCGCAATGTTTCTGCGGTGTCTTGCTTTAAAACTCTTACGCTTCATTTTCATTCTACGAGACTCACCAGCTTTAGGCTTACCTGCTGTTTTAGCTCCTTTCTGTCCGAAACGAATTGTTTTAATTTTACTTCCAACTTTAGCCACAACAATATGTGACTTAGTTCTGTGTCCAGGCGTTCTTTTAGGCTTATTAAATCCTTTAACCCCTGCTCGTTTTAATCGTGGGTCTCTTTTACGGCCCCCAGCTTTACGTCTTCTTGCGGCCACGTCTTGCTCTCCTTCTACGAACGACTGTCTTTACCATGGTAGGTTTACCACCTACTCCCTGTCTCTTAGCTCTTTTTCGTCTAACAGCAGAGCGTTTTTGACTTTTGCTCATACTTGCAGCTTTAGCTGCTGGTACACATTTTGGGTAACCTTTCCGACCCTTCTTGGCTTTCTTTCTACCACATTTGGCATGTCCACCACCTTTCTTTGGTCTACTAATATCTACCCAATTTTCTCCAAACCATTTAGTTAAACCACCGGGTCGTGCCATTACTTGCCCACCTTCCTCATAGCTAGTTTATGAGCTGCTGTAAAGGTTTTACCTTTGCGCATTTCTTTTCTCATAAATGTCATATGTTTCTTAGTGTGGTGACTTGAATGACGTCTAAGGGTTGCTTGTTGTCGTTTGGTCAGCTTTTTGGTTACTGACGTTCTTCTTTTTCTAGCCACGTCTGTACCTCCCACCTGCTTTCTTATACATTCTTACAAGATAAGCATTAGCATATGCACTTGGGTAAACTGCAAACTTTCGTTTTGTTGCAGCTTTAACTCTTGCATATAACTTTTTATTAGTAGGAATATTACGCTTCTTTTTAGTAGAAGTCTTACGTCTGCGTCTTCTAACAGCCATGATGACCTCTCATTCCTTTGCGTTTTTTCTTTCCGCCTTTTTTCTTTTTCTTCTTCTTCTTACCGTAGTGATATGGCATTATAATACCCCAATCCCCGAAGGGCTTTGCTTAGCGTCTTAAAGAGCTAGGTAATTTACCGTATCCTCTCTTTCGACGTTGAAGCTGTCTCTTTCTAGCAATAAGTAGATTCTTTCTGATATCTCGTTTCTCAACGACTTCTTCAGTCTCTACTTCCAACCCTGAAATGTCAGGATTCGTAATCTTATCATTGTCCATTTGCGAACTCCATAGCGGCTTCTTTTGAAGCGTGTTTTGTTTGTTTTCCATTGGGGTCAAATAAAACATGCTTGCCTCTTTTAACAAACATACCCCAACCCTCTGGTAGTTCAGATTTCTTCTCTACCTTCATGTCTTTTGTTTTTGGTGATGCTTTGATATCTTTCTTATCGTAATCTTCTTTCATAATTTCTCCTAGTGTACTGAGAGCATGGTTATAATCACTCCTGCTCCTCCCACAATTAAGGTGCCTGCTGCTCCTATTAGTATTGATTCTACTCGTGATATTGTTGACTCAACACTATCAAAGCGCTTAGCAGATCTTTCCTCTATGCCCTGCAACTGGTTGAACACGGTTTTCCATCGTTCAGCACATATCGCTTCATGTTTTTCTAGCTCAGCGGCTAGTTCTTCGGTGTTCATTAGTTTCTCTCATATTTGCCTGTGTAGATTTGTACACAATTTAAATTATACCAAAATATTAGGTCGTTGTCAAGGATTATTTTTGTATGGTGTAAATTTTAACTGGTTCTGACTTTCCTTTAACAGTTACCTCGTCGATAAAGTCATAGTTAAAACCCTCCACCATACTATGCTCAGAGATTATTAAATCAGTGTTATACTCTTTACAACTGCTCTCTAGGCGAGCAGCGAGATTAACAGCGTCGCCGAGAACACTATAATCGAAACGACTACTACTACCCATATTACCGACAACACACGGTCCTGTATTGATTCCGACTCCAGTATGGATTTCAGGGCTTCCTTCATTCCTGAGTGCATTATTCAACTCCTCTAAAGCTTCTCTCATTTCGAGAGCAGCTGCTGTTGCTTTTCTAGCGTGGTCTTCTACATCTAGAGGCGCGTTCCAAAATGCCATGATGCAGTCTCCCATGTATTTATCTATTGTACCTTCGTGTTTCATAATTATGTCACTCTGGTTCGTTAAAAATCTATTTACCAGCTCCACTAGTTTTTGAGGGTCTGACTGGTAAAATTCCGAAATCGGGGTAAATCCTCGGATATCCGAAAAAAGGAAAGTTAGTTGTTTCGTCGACCCACCCAATCTCAGTAATGATGGGTCTTTTTGGAGTGCTTCCACTTGTGCAGGGCTAACATACGTCCCAAATTGTTGTTTGATCTGTAATCTCAACAAGTATTGAGTAATAAAACTACGGAATTGTACAATACTCCAGAATAAAAACAGGATAACTAGCGTGCCAGAAACGTCAAACAAGTAGGAAGACTCTACAAGCTTCCAAGAACTGTAGCCAAGTCCTCCTAATAGTGCTAAAATGACGGGTAAGCTAAAATATATGCTACTAGATACTGCCATAATTAGTACCATTCCTACAATTAGTACTCCAAGTTCTGCTAAAAAGCTCCAAGATGGTTGTGAAAGCGGTGTTCCACTAATTAAAGTGTTAAGTACGGTTGCCTGAACTTCGTGAGGGTACTTTGGACCGCCTGGAGTTGCGACAAGAGGAGCCACTCCCTCTGCAGTCACACCAAAAATTACAAATGGTGCTGGAATTGGCTCCTTCATGTACTCTGCTGCTGTCTGTCTGTAGAATTTTGTGTTCCAATTTGCAAAAACTAGTCCGTTTTCGTTAGTGGGAAGCTTACCATAGGCTGGTACACGTATCCACTCGACTCCAGTCTCTTCTGTTTTAATCTGATAGCTTGGATCTCCGACTGCTAGCCTCAACATCTCGAGCGAAAAGCTAGGATATATCTTATTTTCGCTTGCGACTGCGAGAGGTAGTCTTCTTACGACCCCGTCTAGTTCTGGACTTGTGCTTATTAGTCCTACTCCGTAGCTGCTTAACTCGGATCTTAAAATTCCTGGGTAATTGTATAGCCATTCTGATGGTACTCCGTTGCCCAACTGCGCCGTACCGACATGTGGGCCTTGCTCAAAAGTTTGCGTGCTACCTATAAAGGATAAAACAGTAGGAAACTGATCGAGTGCTTGTTGAAATTGTTGGTCAAAGCCATGTATGTCTTTGTCTGGGAACGCTACTGTAATGCCTGGTACGCCTTGTGTCTTCTTTACAGCGTCTGCATAAAAGTTTCTTGGTAGTGGATAGCCTCCGTAAGCTTTTACTATTTCTTCATCAATGTCTACTAGTAAAATTGCTTCGTCCTGTACAGTATCTCTGCTCATAATTAGAGCGTCAAGAGATTTAAGTTCTAGTATCTGAAAAGGATAAGGATTCCAAACAAAAAGAGCTGCAAGAGCTACTGCGATAAGTATATTTATTTTCATACGTAAAAATCTATAAAGTTTCCTTTAAGTGCTTCTATGAATCTATACTTGCGTAGTTTCCACTTCATTGTTGAGTTACTGTGATTGAACAACCACCTACTGTTACACAGTTTTGTGTAATTGAATATGATTTATTAGATGCGCTATCTTGAATAAGGTTTAGAGTTGTAGGACGACTGCCTTGTAAAGTAATAGTAGCATTATGACTACCTCCACCTTTTTGTTGAATGTTAGCAACAGACCCGTCTGCAGTACCATAGTAGTAAACATGAGAATAACTACTACCACTATCTTCTTGAAGTATGTCGTG